ATTGCTCACAGAAGGTTACAATTTTATCAAGCAGACCGACATAGATCCTCTTTGTTCTCATATCGAACAAGTGAATCTCTCCGTTCCAATGTCGTCTCCGATATTGAGGCATGAACTTTGCACCTTCTACCTCAAAGGTAAATCGGTCTCTTAATTCATGTTCAACATGCGGTTCGGTATCAATCTTGAGGTAAACTTCATTTACCTTCTCGATTATCAAATGAGCCATTCATATAGGTTTCACCTATACATATTTATCAGGTGTTTGCAAACCTATGTTCTAAAATAATTCTGTAGAAGTTGTCTCTCATTTGAATGAGACCTTCTTGTTCTTGTGCATCACCACCAGGCCATCTCTCAACTGCTTGAGATAATCCTGTGTGAATGAGACGAATACCTTCTATGGGTAATTCTATGTGATAGTAACCGTCTGGGTCCATTAGCCTAATCCTGAACTAAACCTCATGAATTCGATTGCGTTCTTGATCTGATATGTTCTGTTCGTTATCTGTTTGAGGATCTCTTCTATAAACCTCAACATTACTTCGTAGTATTCAATCTTTAACGAAACTCCTGAGAGCTTTGTATCTGCATCCAGATACTTTTGCATAGTTTCCTTATCTCTAATCTTCTTAGGAAACGGGTCATTAATGTAAACTTCCGGGTCTGCTTTACCAGAGAAGTACTCATAACGTTCGTGTCTAATGTTTTTTCTCTGTTGTTCTGCCTTCTTTCGAAGTAACATCAGAGTATTATATATGTCATAATATTTGGAATGTAGAACAGGTATATTAAGAGACTCAGTATGTAAATTGTCTGGATCAATCTTAGAGTCTTCATTCCACATCCCCTGAAGAGTTTCAAGGTCGATCATACTAACAACAGATTACACCTTCTATGTTGTATACAGTATACTTGAAATTGACAGTTGCTGTCAAGTATTGAACATCAGTAGATTGTGCATCAAACTCAAGTGTTGATAGGGAGTATGGAAATATATTTTCAAATTTAACTTTAAAGTTTGGATTATCTGCTGAGTTGTAGATAGCCAGTGTTCCATCAGAGTAAAGGTTCAACTGGTTTTCATTTTGATATTTTGATGGATACTCTGATGGAGCTTCATCTCTTTGCCACTGATAAATCTCATTAAGAGATTCTGGAAAACCAAGACCTCTCATCCAGTTTTGGATTTCAAGGTAGTTTGTAAGATCTTCATCAACCAAGAATGTAAGAGTAAGATCTCCAAAGGTAACCTTCTCACCCGCACGAGGAATATCCGTCAAGTAAGTTGGTTGTATAGCAACACCCAGATCCAAACTAGGCACGTTAACTTGATACCCAAAGAAGGATACTTTAGGTGCCCTGACGACAGAGAATTGAAATCCTGTTGGTGCCAGAAAGTTTCTATTCTCTATCTGTCTATCAAAACTTGCATCTGGGGCTCTTGATTGGCTCATTCTTCTACAATAGATGCGCCAGTCCAACCACCATTCTTACCATCAGGATTGTTCATCAGGTTAGTAGGTGATGTATTTGTTGACCAAGTTTTTCTCTCACTATAGTCATCAGACCAGTGTTGGTTTCCGCCAGACTTTCTAACATAATAGACAGTTTTTGAACTATCAACTGGTGATTTTCTTGAGATGTGGAATGCCATATTACTCCTCTAAATGGTATCACAAATTTTACTATTAACTATTTATCAACAACCCTTGATTGAAGATGCTATCGTACCACCAACTGATGAACCCACATCTTGACCCATCATAACAGCCCAACCTGATGCAAGCCACCCGACATAAGGAATACCAACTAAGAATGGTGTAGCAGCTGTACCTAAACTAGCTCCCACCAGTGCACCGTTTGACTCTCCTCCACCTTCCGCCTTGATGCACTCTTCGGACCTCGCATCGGACTTTCCCGACACATTCACTCCTTCACTAGGAGTTCCAGGAACATATTGATTACTTTTAGTTTTTGTTGTCCTACCACCAATACCAAACAAACCATTAGATGTATCTACATACGAGTCATTATCCAATACTGTAGGGTCATGGCCTTTGTAATCTACACTATAACTTCCATCAGGTTTCACGGTTACAGTGTATGATGAATAATCTCCAACTGGTGGATAATTGATTTGTGCTGGTTGTATTGGTGTTCTTAAGTTATGTCCAATAATAGCACCAACATTAGCAACTCCAACAAATATAGCTAAACCTACTACAATTTTCTTTCCCAATTGGTTATTTTTCATAGTAGTAATGTAAGTGACCTATTTATAAAACGGCATAAAAAAAGGGACCCGAAGGTCCTACTTAACACGCTCGCACATATAACCATATGACACACCTCTTTGAGCTTTGTATGTTTTGTATTTGATACCATATTTCGCAAGAGTTTTTGTTGGAACAGATGGACGACCTTTATCCGCTTCATATTCTTTATATGTACGTTCAATGAAAAATCCTTTTCCTACAGGAATATCTTTGTTTAACCAAGGATATTTCAGACCAGTTGATCCACCCCTCTGACTGGTGGGGACGACATCAGATGCAGAACAGATGACGTAATTAGTTGCCATGATAAATGAATGATTGATATGTCTATATGATAGACTATTGAAAGGAGAAAGTCAAGCATAAAAAAAGACCCCCGAGATGGGGGTCTGAAAGGACAAGTGGGACATCCAGCCCCACAACATCCACTCATATCACATGAGGTTCTTAACAGCAACACGTCTATAGTAACGGTTGGAGTTAACACGGAGTCTACCAAGACCCTGGTTAGTAGCGTCGCCTTCAGCGAATGGGTTAGCAACCAGACCATAACGGGTCTTGAAGCCAATTTTAGGCTGGAAGGAGTTCTCTCCAACAGCACGAACCATTTGAAGGGGAACGTAAGGACAATAGAATAGTCCAGCGTCATAAGGGGAAGAACCCTTGTATCCAACAACATAATACTGGTTACCATTGGCTCCGTTAGAGGAGGTCAGGTTAGCCGAATAGGGGTCGATGTATACACGGAACTTACCGTTAATCGTACCAGCGAAGGTGTTACCGGTGTCATCAACGTTCAAGTTAGCGTTGAGTGCTGGGGTGTAATCCAGGATACCAGCCATCGTAAGTGCTGAAGCAACGTCTGCGGAACACAGAACCATGTTGCCTTTCCCTCTACGAGTTCTTTGTGCGATCGCGTTAGCGTCACGCTCGATTTGGAAAAGAAGTCCTTTGAACTTCTCAACAGACCAACGACCATTGGAGTCGATGTCCAGGTCAAATACACCCTGAGTAGCAACGTTCTGAGCTGCACCCTGTTCTGCTGTCATATAGATGGTACGGATAACCTCACGGTTAATCTCGGCCAAGATTTCAGTAGAAAGGATGTTAGCCAGTTCGGCTTCAGCGTTAAGACCGTGGATAGCCTTAAGGTCTTGAGCCAGTTCCAAACTGTACTCAGCCTTCAGTGCTCTAGACTTAGCGGTAACGGTGACTTTCTCGATCGAGAAGGCCATCTGGTTGAAGGCGTCGTTGCCGGTGCCATCAAGGCTCTCAGCGTCGCCCGTAACCATACCACCACCAGCGGTGTAGGCAGCTACGTTAGTAGAAGCAGCACCAACGGGGTTAAGAACAGCAGGATTGTCTCCTCTCTGTGTCAATGTACCCAGACCAACAGCACCATCGGCGAAACCACCAGTGAGGTCTCCACCTTTGTCCTGTCCGGCGAATGCGGTGTCAGCTTCGTTGAACAGAGCCTCAGTACCAGCCTGAGTCTCATAACGGGATCTCATCGCGAAGATAAGTCCAGTAGGTCCATTCATAGGTTGGACGCCAGCCAGGTCATAAGCGACCAGGTTAGGCATTGCGCGTCTGATCAAAGAGATCAGAACGGGATCGAAACCAGCAACAGGACCGGCTGCGGTTGCGGATCCAGAGAAACCACCTGAAGCACCAGCAGCGTTGGCTGCGTTGGTGGGTGATTCCATCAGGTTGATACCCTGACTAAATGCTTGCTCTTCTTTGAGGAACTTTTCTTGGTT